GCGTGCACTCCCCCCGCGCCCCCCGACCGGGGCCGGGCGGCTCGCCGCTGCGCCCCCTGCCGGCCGACGTCTACGACCGGGCTCGGAGCGCCCGCGCCAAGGCCACCTACGGCGTCCTCATGGCGGCCAAGGCGGCGATCGATGCCGAGATCCCCGACGGGCAGGGCCGCGTGAAGCCGGCGCGCGTCGCCGAGATCATGCGCGCCGCCGGCTTCGATGGCCCAGCCCCGTCGCGCATGCCGCAGCCTCGCCGGTTCGGAGGCGGGGCGTGAAGCCCAAGATCACCCGCCGCGCCAAGGTGGTCGGCATCCCCGGCCAACCCCGCCACCTCGTCGCGTGCGATGGCTGCGGGTTCGAGATCGCCGTCGTCGCCGGCGCGACGGCCGACGGCCAGGCCAACCGCAAGCTGGTCGCCGCCGGCTGGCGCATCGGCCGCAAGCGCCACTGTCCCGACTGCATCGCCGCCGAGCGTCGCGTCACCAACGAAACCCGTCCCCCGCAGGAGCCAAAGCCGATGACGCAAGCCGCCGTCACGCCCATTGCCCCCGCGGCTCCGCGCGCGCCCAGCCTCACCGACCGGCGCCGAATCATGGAGGCCCTCGAGGGCTGCTATGACCGCAACGCCGGGCGCTACGTCGGCAGCGCGACCGACGCCACCATCGCCAAGGGCCTCGGCGACATCCCCACCGCCTGGGTGGCCGACCTCCGCGAGATGCTGTTCGGGCCGCACGGCGACAACGACGACATGGAGAATCTCGTCCACGACCTGGGCGAGCTGCACGCGCGGCTGACGAAGAACGAAGCCGAGATGTTGGCGCTCGCCGAGCGGTCCGAGCGCGACCGTGCCGAGATCCCGAAGATGCACGCCCGCCTCGAGGCGATCCGGCGCGCCGTCGGCCCGCGGGGCGATCGGCTATGAAGGTCGAGCAGACTGTCGTAGACCCAGCATGCGCCTGTGGAGCCCCGGCTGAACTCCGCGGCGCCGACGCGAAGACCGGAGCCGACCGCTACCTGTGCTGGACGCACGCCCGCACGGCACAGGGCGTCGTCCGGTGCATCATGCTCGCCGTCGAGAGGCAGAACGCCGCCGCGGAGCAGAAGGCGGCGGAGCTTGCGCGTCCAGAAGCAACTGCATCGCCGCGGCCGCCCGCTGCGTGATCGGCCTCTTGTCGGTCTCGAACTCGCTGATGCGAACCTGACTGCCGTAGCCGAGCCGGTCGGCCAGCTCGGCCTGCGTCAGCCCGAGAGCCTTGCGAATCCCCTTGAACCCTTCCGCGGTCATCGGATCAAGCGCCATAGCCATCACTCCGCGGCGTAGCGGCTCGGCCCAACCGCCATGTCGGCGCAGTTGGCGCTCACCAGCGCGGCGGCGAGGTCTGGGCAGACGCTGTTGCCGACGCAGGAGCCCTGCTGCGCCACGGTCAGGTTGACGGGCCGCCCGTTCTCGTCGATCCCCGTCGCGATCTGGTAGCCGTCGGGGAAGCCCTGCGCACGGAACCGCTCCCGCGGGGTCAGCATCCGCATCCCGATGTCGACGATCGCATAGGTCTGGCCCTCGATCTCGACCGTCACGAGCCCGAAGCGCGGCTTCGTCGTGTCGGTGTGCATCGGCTCGTCGAGGCGCGGATCCTGGTCGGTCCCGTAGTATTTGGTCAGGAAGGCGGCGACGAGCGAAGCGTGCGTTCCGCCGGCGGTCTGCGTCCAGAGGGGGGCCTCGACCGAGCCGGCCTCGCCGGTGCCGCGAAGGTGCGCGAGGTTCGCCGCCATCAGCCCGATCGGAGCTGCGCCGCCGGGCCGCTTCACGAAGCTGTTCGCGGTGATCGTTGGCGCCGGCTCCTCGAGGTCCGCCCCGGTGCTGTTGCCGTTGAACTTGATCAGGTTCGCCGCCACCACCGCCTGCTGGGAGATGCCGAACTGACCGACCGCGACGACGGTCGAGAGCGGCTTGTCGATCTCATGCCCGACCACGCCGGTGTTGTGCTGCGCCAGGAAGGCCGCCACGACGGCATGCTTCGCGCCGCCGGCGACCTGGGTTCCGATCGGCGCCTCGATGTCGAGGCTGCGCGGCGCTTGCCCGGGCCGCTCGCCATAGCCGGTCTGCACCATGGTCGCGGCGCGCATCGTCATCACGAACGGGCGCGGGTTGTTGAGCACGTAGCGCACCACCCCGCGCGCGATCCGCCGCAGCGTCGCATCCGCCAGCGGCCGGCGGGCCCTGACGCCGTGCTTCGCCATGATCTCCTCTGCGGTGTCGAAGATAGAGTGGCACGGCAGCGACCAGTCGATGATCTCGGCCGCGGTCAACCACGGCTGCAGCTTGCCGCGCTTCACCGCGGGCGACCTCTTCGGGTCGCCATGCGTTGGCTTCGGCCAGACGATCCGCTGCCCGTCGCTGCGCGCGATCACGAACAGTCGCTTCCGGATCGTGGGCGCGCCGTAGTCGCAGGCGCGCAGCTCGCGCCACTGCACCCGGTAGCCTGCAGCCCTCAGGCGCTTCACCCAAGCCTCGAACGTCAGCCCGCGGAGCTCAGCGATCGGCTGTCCATCCTCGCCCACAGGCCCCCAGGTAATGAACTCCTCGACGTTCTCGAGGATGATGACGCGTGGCCGCTCCGCGCGCGGAAGCTCGGCGTAGCGGCAGACCACCCAGGCGAGATCGCGGACGTTGCGATCCCTCACCGACCCGCCCTTCGCCTTGCTGAAATGCTTGCAGTCCGGAGACGCCCAGAGGAGCCCGATCTTCCGCCCGCGCGCGACGTCGGCCGAGGGATCGACGCCCCAGATGTCGTTGCAGAGGTGTTCCGTCTCCGGATGGTTGGCGCGGTGCAGCGCCAGCGCCGCGGCGCTGTGGTTGATCGCCACATCGGGCGAACGGCCAAGGGCCATCTCGATCCCGGTCGAGGCGCCGCCGCCTCCGGCGAAGCTGTCCACGATGATCTCGTCGAAGGCCATAGGGTCTCCCGTTCCGCGTTGGGGCGGACTTGCTATTTCGGATAGTTGTAGGCATGATCTGCCGGAGCAACTATCGCAAAAATATACGATATCCGTATAAATGGCTATCCAAAACCGCAAGTCAGACGCATGGAGCCCCTGAAAAATCCCCAATGGGAAGCCTTCGCGAGAGCGGTCGCCGCCGGGGAGAGTATCTCCTCCGCCTATGAGAAGGCCGGCTTCAGGAAGCACTCCGCCAACGCTCAGCGCCTTGCCAAGCGGGAGATCATCAAGAGCCGGATTGAGTGCCTCCGTGCTCAGCACGGAGTAGTCGTGAGAGAGGCGATCCAGCGCACGGGCATCACGGTCGAGGAAACCCTCGCCGAGCTCGGCCGCATCGGCTTCTCCGACATCCGCGGCCTCTTCACCGAAGGGGGCGGCCTCAAGCACCCGAGCGCGTGGCCCGACGATCTGGCCCGCGCCGTCGCCTCGATCGAGGTCGTCACCAAGGTGCTCCCCACCGCAAAGGGCGAGGATCCAGAGGTCGAGTACGTCCACAAGGTCCGCCTCTGGCCCAAGACCACCGCCCTCGATGCCATCGCCAAGCACCTGCAGATGTACGTCGAGCGCAAGGAGGTCGAGATCGGCGTCAACGCCCAGCTCGCCCAACTCCTCGACAAGGTCGTCAACGCCCAGGCCGCGCTTCCCATCGGCGCGCAGCGGTCGAGTCCGAACCTGCGCGTCGTCAACGAGTGAAGAGCTCGCTCATGAACACCACCCCCGACCACGTCACCACCCAGGAGGCCGCCGGCTGGGTCCAGCGATGGATGGAGGACGTCGAGTGGATCCGTGACGTCCCTCTCGCCGCCAGGGCGTTCACCGACGTTGAGATCAAGCAGATCAAGGCGGCCGGTCCCTGCGGGATGCGCCTCGTCGAGGTCGCGGCCCACCCCGCCGTGGTGGTCGAGGTGCAGTCGTGAGCATCTTCAACTCATCGAGCACGCTCATCTTCGCGGAAATGGACCTCTCCGAGCGCAAGCTGGCCGCCTACGCGATGGAGACGAACCGGATCCAGCAGCGCGACCCCTATGAGGGCCTGAGCGACATGATGCGCGTGATCCGCGGCACGGCGCGCGACGTGGCCAAGCGCATGGTCTGGTGCTGACATGGCCGAAGCCGACGACTTCGACCCGGAGGCCTACCAGCGCGAGCGCGACGCCCGGGATCTAGCGATCCTCGAGGCCGCGGATGCCGGCGTTGACGTCGCCTCGATCGCAGGCACGCACGACCTGACCACCAGCACCCCCACGCCCCCGGAGACCTGACCATGCCCAACTTCACCCACCGCGACGTCGCCGATGCGCCGCTCACCCTGATGCGCAACACCGCGACCCACATCTTCTACCTCTCCGACTACGCCGCGACCTATCACGCGCTCAACGACCTCGCGCTCGGCAACCACGCCGCAGGCATGGCTTCCGCGCCGGCCGACGACGTGGACAGCGGCGGGCGCTTCCTCCAGGGGGTCGCCACCCCCCCCCCCACCTACACCGCCAACGGCGAGGTCACGCACATCGCGATCGTCGACGGCAACAGCCAGAAGATCCTGCGCATCAACGAGGTCGCCGAGCCGTGGCAGGCCGCCGTCGGCCGCCTCATCAGCATCAGCGCGCCGATCCGAGCGATCCAGGGGCGCGAAGGCGACTGACGCCCATGCCGCGAAGCGCCCTCCATCGTCCGCGTCTCGCGAACGTCGCCAGCCTGCCGCCCCTACAGTGGGGCCAGGTGACGGGGATCGTTGCCGCGGACGGAGGGGGCGTTGTCGTCTATCTCCCGCCGCTCGTCACCATGCAGGTGCAGGGCGGGCCCGCCGCGCCTGCGCCCGTCACCATCATGCTCGGCCCCCTGACGTTCTCGATGCCTACCGGCGTGGAAAGCCCGGCCAGCAACGTCTCGTTCACCCTGCCGCCGCTCACCGTCACCACCCCGACAGGCGCGAGCCTCGAGGCCGCCCCGATCAGCATGCTCCTGCCGCCGCTCACCCACGCGCCGATCGTCGGCCCGGGCGCGCAGATCGTGCCCCCGCTCATCACCCTGCCGCCGCTCACCATGATCGTCGTCGGCCCGGCCGAGACCGAACCGAGCACGATCCTCGGCGCGATCGAACTGGAGACCCTCATGCCGACCACCATCGAGCTTGATCTGAGGGAGACGCGATGAGCACCGCACCGCAGGACCGCGAGTGGAAGGCCGGCACGCGCGGCGCCGTAGGCGCGCCAGGCGGCGACTTCATCTTCGAGACCGGAATCGACATGACCGGCGCGTCGCTCCGCGCCGTGCGAATCCTGCCTCCCGAAGGCGATCCGGTACTGGTTTCCTCCGGCGTCTCTGTCGTCTCCGGCCAGCCCACCAAGGTCCGCTGGGTCGTCACCACCGAACACCTCGACACGCCCGGCCTCTACATCCTGCGCGTCTACGCCGAGTGGGCGGACGGCAGGCGGTTCTACAGCGGCGAGGCGCAGCAGGAGGTCATCGCGCCGTGACGCTGTCCGCCAAGCACCTCAGTTCATCCGACGTCGCCGACATGCTCCGCGGCGGCATGGGCATCGAGGACGTCAAGGTTCGGTTCGGCCTGTCCTGGCTCACGCTGAACAGCCTGATCAGCGCGGCCGCCGGCGTCGACATGAAGCCGTATCGACGACTCTCCGCCAAGGCCGTGCAGCGCCACGGGAGCGCCGCGTGCCAGTAGTAATCCTGTCCTGGCCCAACCCGGTGCTCTCGCCGAACGCGCGGCCGAACCGCATGGCGAAGGCGCGCAGCACGAAGAAGGCGCGCGAGGAGGCGTTCTACTCCGCGCGGGCCGCAGGCGTGTATCGCGCCGGCCCGCAGGAGACCGCCACCGGCATCTCCCTGCGCTTCCTCCTCTGCCGGCCGAACGTCCAGATCGACAAGGACAACGCCATCGCCTCCTGCAAGGCGTTCCTCGACGGCATCGCCGACGCGCTCGGCGTGCGCGACAACCTCCTCGAGGTCGACTGGTCGCTCGGGCCCGTCGAGAAGCCCGGCGCCGTCATCGTCGACGTCACGGGGCTGCGCCGCGCATGATGCAGGGCGAGATCACCCTCGACCCGCGCCTCCTCGACGCGATCGGCGACAAGCTCGCCGACCCGTGGTGGCGGCTCACGTCGGGCGTGCTCTACAAGATCATGACCAAGGACGACCCGTCGCAGCCCGGCGCGGTCATGCCGTTCATCCCATACCCCGAGCAGATCGAGTTCCTCGAGGGTATGTGGTATCGCAACATAATCCTTAAGGATAGGCAGAGAGGCTTCACTACCGCCGGCGTCCTCTACCTACTCGACCACACCCTTTTCGTTCCCGACCAGCGGTGCGGCTTCATCGCGCACACCGAGCCCGACGCGCGGGCGATCTTCCGCGACAAGGCCAAGTTCGCCTACGACAACCTCCCAGAGGCCTTGCGCGAGCGCATGCCGCTCAAGAGGGACTCGGCCGAGGAATTGCTCCTCGCCCACAACAACAGCTCGCTCCGCGTCTCGACCTCGATGCGATCGGCCACGATCCACCGGCTGCACGTCTCGGAGATGGGCAAGATCGCGGCGAAGTTCCCCGACCGCGCCAAGGAGATCGCCTCGGGCGCGCTGCCGGCCGTCCCGCTCCACGGCGTCGCCACGATCGAGAGCACCGCCGAGGGCGCGAGCGGCGTGTTCCACAAGTGGGCGACCGAGGCGCAGGCGAAATGGGAGAGCGCCGTCGAACTGAGCCCGCGCGACTTCAAGTTCTTCTTCTCGGCCTGGTGGACGTCGACCGAGCATCGCGTCGACCCCGCCCTCGTGCGCGTCTCACCCAAGGAGCACGAGTATTTCGACGGGATCGAGGGCTCAAAGCTGTTCCTCGAGCGCATGGGCGCCGGCGCGAAGATCAGCCCCGAGGCGCGGGCGTGGTACATCGCCACGCGCGATGGCCAGTGCTTCGGCGACCAGGCGCTCATGTGGCGCGAGTACCCGTCATCGCCCGAGGAATGCTGGCAACAGAGCGCCGAAGGGGCCTACTACTCCAAGGAGCTCGCTCAGGCGCGCGTGAAGGGCCGCATCCGGCCGACCCTGCCGATCGCCACCGGCGTCGGCTGCAACACGTTCTGGGATCTCGGCTCGCGCGACGGCGTCGCGATCTGGGTCCATCAGCACGTCCACCCCGAGCACCGCTTCATCCGGTTCGTGGAGGGCTGGGAAGAGCCGTTCAGCACCTACGTCAAGCGCCTCGACGACATCGCGGAGCGCGACAATCTGGTCTGGGGCATCCACTACCTGCCTAACGACGCCCTGCAGGAGCGTCAGGGCGAGACCGAGCTATGGTCGCCCCTCCTCCTGCTGCAGCGCCTCAAGCCGACGTGGAAGTTCCAGGTCGTCCCGCGCGTGAACGAGCTGCGCGACGGCATCAATGCGGTCCGCCAGGTCTTCAACGAGTGCTGGTTCGACGAGACCGAGACGAAGGAAGGACTCGTCCACCTCGGATCCTACCGCAAGCGGCGCAACACCGCGACCGGCTACTGGATGGAGGAACCGATCAAGGACGAGCACACCGAGGCCGCCGACGCCTTCCGGCAGTTCGCGCAGGCGCACCACATCTTCAAGTCCTCCTCCGGCCAAGGAATGCGCCGCCCCAACCGGAGCCGCACATGAGCATGAACTCCCGGCACGTCCTCGACCTCCGCAACACGGCCTTCGAGCAGCGCCACGGCGACATCATCGCGGTCGGGACGTGGTTCCTCCTCGACGATGACGCCGAGCCCTGCCTCGTGCTCATGCGCCGGCGAGACTTCGGCCGCTTCGACGTCGAGAAGGTGACGCCCTGCGTCGTCCGCATGCAGAACCTCTGGATCTACGACCAGGAGCGCGGCCAGCCAGAGGCGGCCGCCACCGAGTGCGTGTCGATCGCCGCGACGCTCGACATCGGCGTCGGCATGCTCCCGGCCATGCGGGTGCTCTCGATCATCCGCGACCACATCGGTGACGTGATCGCCATGCCGCCGCGGCCGGACGTCCACCGGCGCGTCATGGCGGACATCCTCGTCACCAACCGCGGCACCGGCGCCCAGCAGCATGTCGAGGTGACGGACGATGTTTGAGACCAAGACGAACCCCGACGGCTCGACCTACAGGAGCCGCCAGGCGACCTACCAGCCGGGCGACCGCGGCGGCGTCACCCCGAAGAAGCGTGACATCGTCCCCAAGGTCAGATCGAACCTCGGCGACAAGCTCGACAGCCCGCAGAACCGCGACCTCTACGGCGCGCTCATGGGCTACTTCCTGCGCGAGATCGAGGGACACCGTGAAAACCGCGTCGAGCAGGATCTCGACCATCGCTGCTACGACAACGACCAGTGGGACGCGCGCGATCTCCTGACGCTCAAGCGGCGCGGCCAGACCCCCGTGACGCTCAACGTCACCGCCACCACGATCAACTGGATCCTCGGGACCGAGCTGCGCTCGCGAGTCGACTTCAAGGTGCTGGCCCGCAAGAAGGAGAACAGCGGCGAGGCGGGCCGCAAGACCGAGTTCCTGAAATACCTCGGCGACATCAACCGCGCGCACTTCCACCGCTCCCGTGCCTTCGGCGACTGCGTCAAGGGCGGGATCGGCTGGCTCGAGGACGGCGTGCAGTCCGACGAGGACGGCGAACCCGTCTACAGCCGGTACGAATCGTGGCGGAACATGTTCTGGGACCGGGCATCCACCGAGCTCGACCTGTCCGACGCCCGCTACGTGATCCGCACGAAGTGGGTCGATCTCGACATCGTCGAGGGCTGGTTCCCGAAGCGGGCGCACGTCGCGCGCCTTGCGGCCCAGCACAACAGCTATCTCGGCGCCTTCGACCTCGCCCTCGGCGACGACGTCATGGACACCGCCGAGCGCGAGATCGCCGACCTGACGTCGACCCTCTCGGAGTTCGACTATAGCCGGCCACGCGTGCGCGTCATCGAGGTCTGGTTCCGCAAGGTCACGAGGGGCCTGCTCAAGATGAGCGGCGGCCAGTTCGCCGGCGAGGTCTACGACCCGTGGAGCGAGGGACACGCGGCGGAGATCGCCTCGGGCGAGGCCCAGGTCATCGAGACCACCGGCATGCGCATGCACTGCGCGATCATGACGACGGCGGGCCTCCTGAGCGTCACGGAGTCGCCCTACCGCCACAACGGGTTCCCGTTCACCCCGATCTGGTGCTACCGCCGCGACAGCAACAACCTGCCCTATGGCGTGATCCGCGGCCTGCGGTCGATCCAGAACGACATCAACTGGCGCGCGGCGAAGGCGCTGCACATCCTCTCGAGCAACAAGATCGTCACCGAGAAGGGGGCCGTCGACGACATCGACGAGTTGCTGGAGGAGGCCAGCCACCCCGACGCCGTTATCGAGCTGAACGCAGGCTACCATGGCAAGTTCACCATGAACGCCGACCGCGAGCTCGCGCCGGCGCACATGGAGGTCATGACGCGCATGATCGCCATGATCGAGCAGGTTGGCGGCGTCACCAACGAGAACCTGGGGCGGCAGAGCAACGCGAAGAGCGGCATCGCCATCGAGCGTCGCCAGGATCAGGGCGCCATCTCGACCGCGATCCCGTTCGACCACCTCCGCCTCGCGATGCAGATCTCGGGCGAGAAGCAGATCAGCCTGATCGAGCAGTTCTTCACCAAGCAGAAGCAGTTCCGCATCACGAACGCCCGCGGCAAGGCGACCTACGCCTCGATCAACGACCCCGCCGACCCCGAGAGCATGGTCGCGTTCTCCAAGGCCGACTTCGTCATCAGCGAGGATGCCTGGCAGGCGACCGTGCGCGCGGCGCAGGCGGAGCAGCTTCTGGCGCTGGCGCGCGAGATGGCGGCCACCGCGCCCCAGGTCGTCGTCGTCATGCTCGACCTCATCATCGACAGCCTCGACGTTCCGAACCGCGAGGAGCTGGTGCAGCGCATCCGCGCCGCCACCGGCCAGACCGACCCGGATTCGGACGAACTCTCTCCCGAGGAGCAGGCACGGAAAGACCAGGAGGCCGCCGCCGCGGACCGCGCCATCCGCATGGAAGAGGCCGAGATCGCCGACAAGGAGAGCAGCGCGGCGCAGAAGAAAGCCGCTGCCGACAAGACCGCCGCCGACGCCCTTCTCGCGCAGACCAAGGACGTGCTCGAGAAGGTCAATACGCAGATGGCGGCCTTCAACACCGCCCTCGCCGCCATCAGCGCGCGCGGCGCGGCCCCGGTCGCCGACGCGATCCTGCGCGAGAGCGGATTCATCGGCCAGTCCGAGAAGGACGAGGCCGCCGAGATCGACGCCGAGGCCGGCGAGCTTGAACAGCTAGCCGCCGAAGGCGCCGCGATGCAGGAGGCCGCCGCGGGCGCGGCCATGCCTGACGACCAACCGCCCGCGTCGCCGATCTAAGAGGACATGATGCCCGACGAGCAGGAAGCACTGGAACAGCAGATGGAACTGGAGAAGCAGGCGCCCGTCGTCAGCTTCGACACCGAGCCGGCGATCCCCGACGTCGATTTCGAGGACATCAGCGACACCCTCACCGAGGAGGAGCGCGACGCGCTGGCTGAACTGGACGAACTCGGCGAGGAGGGCGAGCTCGAGCAGGCGCGCGCCGCCGCGACCGAGGAGGGCGAAGAGGGCGAGCAAGGGGATGAAGACCCCGATCCGCGCCTTGTGGCGCAGCCGGAGGCAGAGCCGCCCGCCGCGACCCCGGAGACGCCGGCCGATCCGCCCGCGCCCGCCGAGTCCGGCCCGACCACCGACGCGCTCGAAGCGGCGCAGGCTGCGCTTGGAGCCCCGCCCGAGTGGACGGAGGCGCAGGCAAACCGCCTCAGGGAGATCGGCGACCGCAAGGCGCTCCTCGACCGCTTCGACGACGGCGAGTTGACCCGCGAAGAGCTCGACGCGCAACTCGAGGAGCGCGAGACGCTGGCCGCCGCCGAGCGCGCGGCCGACAAGTGGTACGATCAGGCCGAAGCGATCGGGACGAAGCTCTGGGAGCACGCCCGCCTCGACTTCGCCGCCCGCCACCCGACCCTCTTCGCGGGGTTCGAGGACGGCGCGAGCGAGGAAGCCGTCAAGGTCTCGCGCACGTTCGACGACATCGTGCAGCGGTTCACCGCCTCGGAGCTCGCGACGGGGCTTTCGTTCTCGGCGGCGCTCGAGGAGTCGCGGCTCATCATGGCGCGCCGGCACCCGGATCTGATGCCGTCGGAGGCCCCCAAGCCCACGCCGACGCCCAAGCCCGGGCCCAAGGCGGCGGACCCGCGGGGGAAGGCGCGCACCGATCCCCGGCCCGCGCCGCCGATCACCCTCGCCAAGGCGCCGGCGACCGACGCCGACGGCGGAGCCGAAGGCGACGCATTCGCTTCCGTCAACCGCATCGCCGCCGAGGATCCGGCTCGCCTCGAGGGCATCGTCGGCCGCATGACGCCCGAGCAGGAAGACGCCTGGCTCGCCCAGACCGACCACCAGCGCGCCGGCCGGCGGCGCTGAGAGCAGGAGGAGCCGCGTACATGGCGCTTGTGACCACCATGAGGGTTGGCGATGCGGTCGAGGTGGATGGCCCCGCGAGGGTCATCTACCGCGAGCGCCGTGGCTCCGCGCCCGTCGTCGTCGTGGAAGCCCCGACGACGACGACCATCACCCGCGTCCGGCGCAGCATCGCGCCGATAGGCTTCGACCGCGCCAGACTCGCGGTCGCAATAGGCGACTGACCGAACGAGATAGCCAGAAAGATAAGATCTTTCCGAAATCGCAAGTCTCGCGTATAGTCCCCTCGAAATCTGGCCAGGACGTGCCACGAGCAACCCTCGTAGGAGCACGTCATGTCGGAATTTATGGTGGGCGTCGGCGACCCGCAGGCCGTAAAGCGGTGGGGCGCGTCGCTGGCCAAGCAGGTGGGCGGCAAGGCCTACTTCTCGAAGAAGTTCGAGGCGGTCGGCGACAACGCCGTGATCCAGCGCCTCACCGAGCTCGAGAGCGACGCCGGCGACGAGATCAAGTTCGACCTCGCCATGATGTTCCGCGGCGAGCCCACCGAGGGCGACGCCCGGCGCGAGGGTCTCGAGGAGAGCCTCCGGTTCTACCAGGACGAGATCAAGATCGACCAGGTCCGCCACTCGGCCGACACCGGCGGCCGGATGACGCGCAAGCGCACCCTGCACAACGTCCGGATGCTCGTTCGCGACCGCGAGAGCGACTATTGGGCGCGGTTCACCGACCAGGTGAAGTTCGTCTACCTGTCCGGCGCGCGCGGTCACAACGCCGTCGGTTCGTTCATCCTGCCTCTGACCTGGGCCGGACGCGCCGGGAACGCGCTCCACGCGCCCGACACCGACCACATCATCTACCCCGCGATCTCGATCACCGCGGCGAGCGGCATCACCGCCGGCGACGTGATGACCCGCGCCGTCATCGAGCGCGCCGGCACCCACGCCTCGATGATCCAGGAGCTCAACCCCGACAACGTGTCGATCCAGCCCATCACGATCGAGGGCGAGGAGCACTACGTCGTCCTGATGAGCCCCCTGCAGGCCCACAACCTGCGGACCGGGACCAACGCCGGCGACTGGCTCGACATCCAGAAGGCGGCCGCCGCCGCCGAAGGGTCGAAGAACCGCATCTTCCGCGGCTCGCTCGGCATGATCGACGACATCGTGCTGCACAAGCACAAGGACGTCATCCGGTTCAACAACTACGGCGCCGGCTCCAACGTTCCCGCGGCCCGCGCGCTGCTGCTCGGCCGGCAGGCCGGCACCGTCGCCTACGGCACGCCCGGCGGCCTCTCCTGGAACTGGGAGGAGGAGAAGGCCGACTTCGGCAACCAGGTCAACATCTCCTGCGGCACGATCATGGGCTTCAAGAAGACGCGGTTCAACGGCCGCGACTTCGGGGTGCTCGCGATCGACACCGCCGCCGCGCCCGTGAAGTAAGGAGCCCCGATCATGGCGTATTTCCAGTCCGATTGGGTCAAGGGCCTCAAGCCGATGCCCACGACCAACAACGCGAACGGGCTCTACTTCGTCCGGTTCGTCTACAGCTTCGCGACGGCCTTCGCGACCGCCACCGACAAGATCGAGCTCGGCATTCTCCCGGCCTTCGCTCGGCCTGCCGACGTCTGGCTCCAGCCGGTCGGCCTCACCGCCTCGAACGCCGTCGACATCGGCATCATGTCGGGCAAGGTGGGCGTGGTCGACGCTGGGCGCACCGTCGGAGACGAGTTCTTCGACGGGGTGGCGGCGGTCGGAACCTTCGTGCGGGGCTCGAACCCGGACATCTTCGGCGACAGCTTCGCCCCGACCCCCTACGACCGGTCGATCGGCGTCCTGATGACGCACGACGTCTCGGCGGGCGCCGCGAAGAAGCTGATCCTGGGCCTGTCCTTCTACGCCGGAAACTGACGCGGGGCCGCGGCCGCGAGAAGGCGACACGACATGCGGCCCGCCCTGAACTCCGGGGCGGGCCGCTATCCTTCCGAGAACAGGAACCGTGACATGAAGATCGAATGCCTTGTGCTCCGCCCGGGTGGCTCGCGGATCGACGTCCCCGACTACGACCGCGACGGGAAGTTCGTGACCCTGCATTTCACCGGCCCGGCAGGCGGCCCGCACGTCGCCGACGTGACCGATCCCCGCCATGCGGAACTCCTCGCCGAGAACCAGCACTTCGTCGTGATCGAGGACGACGCCGAGCGCGACGCCCGCGAGGCGGCCGCGGCCAAGGCGCGCGCGGAAGCCGAGGTTGCCGCGAAGGCGGAGGCCGCGGCCAAGGCGGCGCGCGAGGCGGAGGAGGCCGAGGCGAAGACCCGCGAGGAGGCCGAACGGCAGACGGCCGAGATCGCGCGCGAGGCGGCCGAGGTCTCCGAGGAGATGGCCGCCGATGGCGTGGCGGCGGTCGCAGACCTCCCCGACGAGGGTGCGGCCGACGACCTCAAGGCCGCCCGCGCCCGCTACGAGGAGATCGTCAAGAAGAAGCCGTTCGGCGGCTGGAAGGTCGATGAGCTGAACCGGCGCATCGCCGAGCACCAGAAAGGGGCCTGATCGCCATGATCCCCGTCAACCAGCTGATGCGCGACGCGCGGATCCTGCTCCAGGACACGGACAGCCGCCGCTGGCCCGTCCCCGAGCTGCTGATCTGGATCAACGCCGGGGGCCGGGAGATCGCGACCCAGAGGCCGGAGGCGAGCGTCGAGAACATCCCCCTCCAGCTCGTTCCCGGCACCCTGCAGAAGCTGCCGGACCATGCGACGGGGCTCCTGCGCGTCATTCGGAACCTGGTCGGCGGGCGGCGTCCCCCGGCGGAGCGGATCGGGCGCGACGCGGTCACGATCATCCCCCGCGAGGTGCTCGATACGCAGACGCCGGACTGGCACAACCCCGACCGCCATCCGCCCAAGAAGGTGGTGGATCACGTCGTCTACGACGAGGCCGACCCGCGGAGCTTCTACGTCTTCCCGCCGAACTCCGGCGCCGGCCATCTCGAGGTGGTGATCTCGCGCATCCCGGCCGTCGTGGATCAGACCGACACGCCGAACAGCGTCGCCAGCTACTCGGGCAAGCATGTCCCGGTAGACCGGGCCTACCAGAACGCGCTGCTCGACTATGTCCTGTACCGGGCCTACTCCAAGGACGCCTCGTTCACCGGCGACGCGGAGCGCGCGGTGCGCTACTACAACGCCTTCGCCGGGGCCATCGGCTTGCGCCAGCAGCGGGGGGCGAAGAACCCGACCGCGCAGAACTCGAACACGGTCCCGACCGCGCCCGACCGCTCCGTCCGGTAGGGAGGCCCGTAGGCCGTGCCTCGGATCGACGATCTCCTCCCGCTGATCGCGCCGTACGCTCCGGCGGCGCCCAAGCCGGCCATGCGGAATGCGCTCCGCATGGCCGCCATCGAGTTCTGCGAGCGCACGTCCTGCTGGCGCGACCGACTCACCAGCGTCATCGACGCCGGTCCCAGCCACGAGCTCTACGACCCGCAGTTCTCCGCGATCCACCGGATCGAAACGGCCTGGATCGACGACCGAGAATTGAAGCCGCGCTACTTCGGCGAGTTCAGCCCGGACGAGCTGCGCGCCGAGGGCGGCGCGTGCTGGATCACCCAGATCGACACCACCGTCGTCAGCGTCGTTCCCAACCAGGCCGGGACGCTCGTGCTCGACGTCATCCTCAAGCCCGCGCTATCCGGCGACCGCTTCGAGGACGAGACCCCGGGCGTCTTCATCCTCCAGTACCCGCGTCAGATCGCCGTCGGCGCGCTGGCGCGCCTCCTGTCGATCCCAGGCCAGAGCTGGACCAACTTCGTCGAGGCCGAGAAGAACGAGGCGAAGTTCGAGAGGGAGTGCCGCCGGAACGCCAACGCGCACCACAACGGCATGCACCGACCGCCCAAGCGCGTCCGGCCGCGGTTCCTGTAGGGGGGACGCGAAACATGATCGCGCTCACCAGCTTCCGCGGCATGGTCCCGCAGGTGCATCCGCGCCTCCTGCCGCCCGAGCACGCCCAGCACGCCAACAACTGCCGCATCGAGAGCGGCGTTCTGATGCCCGTGCGGCGGACCGCGCTCGATCACACGTTCCCAAGCGACACGCAGTCCTTCGTGCGCCACAACGGCGCATGGCTCGGCTGGAACGCCCTCGTCTCGGCGATCCCCGGCCCGGTCGCCACCAATCGGCTCTACGTGTTCGGCGACGGCGCCCCCAAGGTGATGGCGGGCGCCACGACCTATCCGCTCGCAGTGCCGCGCCCGACGTCAAAGCCCGAGGTAGTGCGGCGCACCAACCTCGAGAGCCTGCGCATCAACGGCACCTTCATCACGCTCAAGAACGGCGAGCAGCGCGGAGGGTCGACCTGGAGCTATGCGGTCGCGGTGCGCGCCGGCATAGCGACGGTCACGATCACCCACAGCACCGGCGCGACGCCGGCCGCGACCGCGGCGATGCTGAACGGCATCACCTACCGGAACCACAACACAGCCCTGATCCCATCCCTCAAGATCCTGCGCATCACCTCGATCAAGGACAACGGGGGCCAGACCCTCGACGCCTTCCGCTCGCGTGTCGGGTCGGACACGCGACGCCTCGAGAGCATCGGCTCGACCATCCGCGTCGGCGGGACGGAGCAGACCTTTGACTTCGGCACGCCCGACGTGCAGGACGCCGAGAACATCGCCGACCAGAACGACCCGCCGACCCTCGCGCTCTCCGGCCTGAACCCCACCTATGCCGCGGGCGCGGGCGACGTGCAGGTGTTCAGCGCCGCCGCGGTCAACACCATCGAGGCCGGGCAGGGCATCATCGAGGTGATCCTCACCGTCGAGGGCCTGACGAACGGCATCCTCGACTCCACGCAGAGGGTCGATTTCGTCTACGCCTACACCTTCGTCACCTCGCTCGACGAGGAAAGCGCGCCATCGCCGCTGTCGAGCATCGTCGGATGGTCGCCGGGGCAGTCGGTCCGCCTCAGCGGGTTCGCTGCGGCCCCGTCCGGCCGCGGCATCAACCGGATGCGCATCTACCGATCCGAGACCGGCGCGTCCGGGCAGACCGACCTCTACCTCATCGCCGAGCGCGCGTTCTCGACCTCCAACTTCGACGACGCTGTCGATCTCCTGCCGATCCAGGAGGCGCTCCGGTGTCTGACCTGCGACGCGCCTCGCGCAGGGCTCCGCGGCGCGGTCTCCATGCCCAACGGCATGATGGCCGCCTTCGAAGGCCGCGACGTCTGGTTCTGCGAGCCGTGGCAACCCCACGCATGGCCGGCCGGCTACGCGCAGCGCGTCGAGCACGACATCGTCGGCCTCGCGGCGTTCGGCACGTCCCTCGCGGTCCTGACCACCGCGCAGCCCTACCTGGCGCAGGGCATGCACCCTGATCAGATGCGCCTGACCAAGATCGAAGGCAACTTCCCCTGCGTCTCGGCGCGGTCCATCGTCGACATGGGCTACTTCGCGGTCTACGCGAGCACGTTCGGCCTCGTCGCGATCAGCGAGGCCGGCCCGAAGCTCGTCACCAAGGACATCGTCTCGCGCCGCGCATGGTTCGAGATGCGGCCGTCCACCTTCGTCGGGAGCCACCACCAGGACCGGTACGTCGCCGCCCACAGCGACGGCGCCGGCGGCACGGTCTGCACCACGTTCGACCTCTCCATCGAGCCGCCGAACATCGTCGGCCTGCGCGCCACGCCGCAGGCGTTCCACAACATCGCCGAGACCGGCAGGCTCTACTACATCCACAAGGACAACATGCGGCAGGTGCGCGAGGTTGATCCGGTGTCGGGCCCGGACGTCGGCGTGCTCGAGTGGAGGTCGAAGCAGTTCATCTTCAACCAGGCGACCGCCTACGCCTGCATGCTCGTCGATGCCGACTACAACGAGTCCCGCGGCCAGCTGGCGGTCAAGGTGATCGCCGACGGCAAGACGATCGCGATCGCAAGCGAGGCGAACCGCATCGTCTGGATCCCCGGCGGCCGGCTCTACCGAAAGTGGGAGATCGAGATCAAGACGAGCATGCGCATCACGGCCGTCTACCTCGCCCACAGTCCGGACGAGATCATGAAGGCCGTCGGGGCCGCCAGATGACGAGGCGCGACTTTCGAGAATCGCAACTCTTCGAGCAGCTGGACGTGCTCCTCGGAAACCGCGGCAAGCAGGCCGACGCCGCCGTTCGGCGCGGCGATCTCGCGAGGATGATCCCCCAGGTTGCGGCGGTGTCCGACGCGTCGGGCCTAAGCGTCGAAGTGACCGAGCACGGCCTCCTGATCCGCCTCAGCATCCTGCAGATCTGCTACGTCGCCAACCTGGTGCTCGTCTCGGCCACGAGCGGACTCCCGCGCCTGCAGGTCGGATGGCGCTATCCCGAGCCGTTTGCATCGCGGCCGATGGTGCTTGCCACGCTCCCCAACGCGATTGCCGACTATACCGACATCCCTGACCGTGGCGCGCTGGGGGAATGGCTGACGACGCAGAACCTCGCGAGCGGGAACCTCGCCAAGCTCATGATCCCGGGGTCCGCGGCGCTTGCCGAGACGGCACGGATCACCCGCGTCCGCGCCATCGCGATCGGCCTGCACGTGCCGATCGACGGCTACAACGAGGTGTAACAGACTTGCGATTTCGGATAGTCTCAGCGGCATGACGGGACAGACGATCATCACGATCGACGAGCAAGCGACGCTCCTCCGCTGGGCGGGCGAGCGCACTGGCGTCGCCGACTGGCCGGCGGACAGCGAGGCGCTCGGCGTGCTCGACCACGAGAATGCGATCCTCGCGGTCGGTGTGCTGAACCACTTCCACGATCAGGGCGCCTGGATTCACATCGCGGCCGATCGCGGCAGCATTGCCTGGGCGACCCGTGCGACGCTCGCGAGCATGTTCTACGTCCCCTTCGTCCACTACGGGCTCCGGCGGGTGACCGGCCGCGTCGCCGCGAGCAACCGCCGGGCGATGATGCTCAACCTCCGCCTCGGGTTCGTGATCGAGGGGCGGGAGCGCGAGGCGCTGGACGGCGAGGACGTTCTCATTTTCGGCATGCTGGCGCGCGAGTGCCGCTGGATCGCGGGAGGCTGAAATGGGTGGTGGCGGCAAGGCCCCGAAGCCGGACCCGAAGATCGGCGAGGCGGCCCTCAAGATGGCCGCTACGGGCGAGGATTACCTCGGCTGGATGCAGGACCAGGCGGGGATCACGAACCGCTGGGCGACGGAGGACCGTCGGCGATACCAGACCGAGTTCCGCCCGCTCGAGCGCACCTTCATCGCCGACGCGAAGAAATGGGCAAGCGGCGCCGCGATGAACCGCGCGGCGACCGCGGCCCGCCCCGACGCCCGACCCGCGACCACGCGCGCCCCCGAG